CCGCCGGAACATCGCGGACGGTACGACGGGAAGGAAGGCTTTTATAAGACTGACCCCTAACTATCGCCTTGAGGCGGTTGGCCCGGTCTTTGTTATATTCGTCGTAGTCGGCCATAATGGGTACTACCAAACAGCGGCATTGTGGGTGCCAGCCTAAAAATTTGAATGTCTTGGGGTAGTCGCCGGCCAATTCGTCGCAAATGTCGATAAGTGGTACTTTCTTTCCTTTGCTGTCGGTCGTGGTGTGGTTGTTGCTCAACATCACGCGGAAGCCTACAACGAAGTCTAATTGCTGCCAGCGCAAATATTCGGATTCTCGGTAGGCCATATTTATTTCGGTACGCGCTAACCGTTGTGCGTTTTTGGCGGAACTTCTATAAATGCCTTGCCCCGGATGGTATAGTTTCGCAGCCTTGCTCAACCGCAAATTTCCGCCTTTGTCGCGTACTCTCCTGTATAGGCGTTCCGGCTCTTGTAGGAAGCTGCGTAACTCCTTGCTTAGACGCTGTGCGCTGCCGCCTTCTCCTAACGCTACATCTATACCCAATTCTAAGGTTTCTTTCAAGTCGCCGCAATACTTCCATACTCTTTGGCTCAATCCCAAACCGCCAACCTTCCGAGTTTGGAAAGCCGCCAACGCTTCGAGGTTACGGTCTTTGTACTGCGCCGCTTCTTCCTTTGTCAGCCGGGAAGTGCGTATAATGGAACTTAGGAAAGCGTCGCTTTTCCGAGTCGCCGCCGTCCATTCCTCTTGTGTTCCTGTGCTTATTACTGCTTCCACTTTTTTAGCCAATCGGGTAACAATTCCCTGTGCTTGTCGGCGTGTAGCCGGGAAGTCGTCGAAGCTAAAAACCGCGTCCTCGCGTAGGGTAATGCGTCCGGCGGCTTGGGCTATCTCATCACAAGCTGTCTTATAAAGTCGGTCTATCTGCCGGGCGTAGCGGTTGGTCGCCGCGTAGTGCCGTGCGTCGAAGCCGCGAAGTTGAAGTATTAGGCGCGTGGGGTTATATTCGGGCATAGTTATTTTTATTAAAAATCGCGTTTAGGCGCATTCCGCGTCCGAGAGGTATGTTTTATCCATTTGGAACGGAACGCGGCTAAAAACGCGGTTTATTTGCTTTTTCTGCGGTGCTACTCTCCATTGGTAGAGCGTGTTATGCTTTTGGGGCTGTTTCCGGGGCTTAAAATGTTGGCTCGCCCTCGGTGTATCTGCTTTCGCGTTCTTCGTCGGCCTGTATCTCGGAATATTCGGCTTCCACGTCATCAACCCACCCCAAACGGCGTATAGATGTCTTGTGGCTTATTACGGGCTTGCCGCCGTTGGCGTTTTGAAGCGTGTTTATCTTGCCTTGCTCGTCCTCGATGATGTAGGGCGTTATTTCCGGCTCGACGAGAAGGCTATCGGCGGCATCCGCCCACGACAAATTAGCCACGCCGAAGTAGGCTTTTAGAAGGTTCACGCGGCGTTGTAGGTAGTCGGCGAAAATCTCCGTTTTGTCCTGTACCTTGAGGTGCGCGTCCATAAATAGAAGTTGCAACGCCACGCCACTAACCGCGCCTATTCCTTTCACGGTATCAAAGGAAATATCGGGCGTTTGGGTAATGGTGTAAATCAGCCGTAGAAGCGTGTCTATCTCCAACTTCACGCTTTCCGGGGCGTTCTGCCATGATAGGTATTCGGCTTTCGCTCCTTCTTCGCCTTCTATTATGGCCCCGGCCTCACCTTTCCGGGCGAAGCCCAATATCTTGCCTTGAACAAAGATTTTCGGGCTTGCGTGGTAGTCGTTGGTGTCGGCGAAGTTGGAAAGCAATTTTTCCAATCGGTCTATAAGGCTTTGCACGTCCGCCCATTCTACTTCGGGCTGCGAAGCGTATATTACCGGGATTTTTCCAACGGTCAGCGTCTTGGGGTAGCCTTCTACCAACTCCCAATTACGTTTTTCCGTGCCGTCCAAACCCTCGGACTTCCATAAGTAGTGCGCATCTTTCGTAAAGGTTTCAAAGTAGGTGCGCGTTACCATGTCCGCGCCTTTCTTCGTGAACTGACGCGAAAAGGCTATAAGGTCGTGCGCGTCGTCGAAGTAGGGGTATAGCTTATCGCCGTAGGCCGGACTGAACAGGGCTACTCGGAACTTTATATTTTTCGGGAAGCCATAAAGGTTGTGCGGCTTATCGGTTTCTACCGGGTACCAATATTCGGCTACCTCGGTAGTGCTGTATAGGCTTCGGGCTACCTTCCTGTTTACGGTACGTTCCTTTACGTCGTGGAATACCCGGTTTATAGCCGCTAACAGGGCTTTCTCGGTGTTGCCGTCCGGGGTTGCGTTGTAGCCGACGGGATGCCCGAAAGTGAAGGCGACGGCGCGTTTTACTATCAGCTTTTGAATAGCCAACGCAATACGCGCCACTTTCTCAATCCTAAACTTTTGTTCGGTTGTAAGCTCTGCGTTTACGTTGATGTTCTTGACTTCGCCGTATTCTTCGCTGTCCTTGTCGGTTACTACGATTTTGTCCGGGCGGATTTTTGGGTCGTTGATGTCGTGCTTCTTGGGGTCGTACTGTGCCGCGTTCTCCGCCGCGTCGGGAAGCGGCGTAATGCGTCCGTTCATCAACTCCGCGATAGCGGCGGAAATATCGCCGCTTGCTATCAGTTCTTCTAATTTCGGCATGGCTGTCGGGGTTATAGGGTTAATGGAATATATTTTTTAATTTCGTTACGCTCTGCTTTCCGTCCGGGCGTTTCTCGACGGTGCCGGTAAGCGCGTCCGGCGCGTCGTCGTGGGTGTTAGTTCCCTGCTTCTTATATTGGGTAATGGCTTTGTGGAACTTCGGCCAGAGGGTCGCCCACTTCGCCGGAAAATTCGTTAGGTTCTGCACCTCGTTTGAATGGCTGAATATTCGTATATCCTTATTCTTGCCTTGATGGAATGTCCGTACTACGGTCTTCCTGTTTCCGAGGATCCGCAAATTCTTTTCTACGTTTCGGGCAAAGCCTTCGCCGCCGTTATTGCTCTCTATTACGGCTTCTTCTACTTCCCACTTGGTAAGCATACGCGCCGTTTCCGGCTCGGTCGTTTCCATTGGTGCCTGCGTATAATACACGTCTAAAATGAAATTGCCTATTTCCGTTTCAACGTAGACAATAGCGCATAGGAAGTCTTCGCCTTTGTCGGCTGTGTCTATGTAGGCTTTTACTTTGTGCTGCTTAGTAACAGGCAATACGTCGTAGGTCTTAAACTCTCTTTCGTACATCAGGCCCACCAACGGCCGGGGGTTCTGCATATACTGTGTGTCAAATACCCACGGGCTTTTTTCGCGTAGGTCTTGAAGCTCGGCTAACGTGTGTTTGAAGGGCCAGAGGGCTACTTCTTCCCCAGCTTCGTTTGTTTCAATAACCGGGAGGCTCAATACTTCCCACTCGCCCGGTTCCAACTTCTGCAAGTAGCCGCAAAGGTCGTCTTCGTCCAAACGCTGCATAATGATTATTATAGGCGTTTTTCGGCTATTTACACGGTTGCGTATAGTGGTTTCAAACTTTTGATTTACCTTCTCGCGTATAAGTTCGCTTCGTGCGTCGTCCGGCTTAATGGGGTCGTCGATAATAATCGCGCCGCCGAAGTCCGAGCCATCGGAAGCAATGGCCGCTACTTCGTCGCCTAACTCGTTGTCTTCGTCTTTATCAACAAGGCCCGCGCCAAAGCCTGTTACCTGTCCGCCCGAAGCCACGGCGTAAAGTCCGCCGCCTTCCTTAGTCCACCACTTGCGCGTATTTATACTTGTTGGCATAGTGCCAGGAAAAAGGCGACGGTATGCCGGAAAACGCAAAATATCCTGTACGCCACGCGAGTTATCACGGGCCAGGTCGTCGGAATACGACAAATGAATAAACCGGGCTTTCGGATTCAGTGCAAACCCTTTCGCTATGAAGTTCTTTACGGCTAACTCGGTCTTTCCGTATCGGGGCGCAATATTGATTATAAGCCGCGTTATTTCCCCGGCTAAAACCCGGTCTAACGCCGCCGCTATCAGTTCGTGGTGCTTGCCTACGACAAACTTACGCTTATACATTTCTTTGAAAAGGTATCGCGTAAAGTTTAGCGTAGACTGCTGTACCCACGTTTTTATTATGTCAATATCGCGTATCTGCACTTCAATACTTTTCGTTTAGGCTCTTGAGAAGTTCTGCGGCTTCCTCTTTGCTCAATGTCCGGGCCGGTATCAAGTCGCCGCCGTCTTTCCCGGTTACTTCCATTCGTTGCGTGGGCTTGCCGTACTGACGTTCTCGTAATTTGTCTAATGTCGTGGTCTTGCCGTTCTTCATATCGTTAAGCACGGCTATTGCAAGCCCTTTCGGGTATGCCGGGGCCTCATCCCACTTTGCCAATAGTTTTAGGTCGTTGGCACTCATGGAAAGGATAGCGGATTCCCACTCGTCTATTTCTCCGGCGGAAAGGCTGTAAAATTTTTTAGCGCGGGCCTTGCTCCCGAATATCTTTACAAGCTGTTCGGGAACGCGGCTTTTCGGTCGCCCTTTCGGGTTTCCGCTCTGCCCCGGCTTGAATGGTATAAGGTTTTGTTCGTTGGCCATCGCTTTTCTCTGATAATGCTTGATTTTCTCTCTGTTCCTGTTTCGGGCTTATTCACGTTCCGGCTCGTCTGCGTCCGGGGCGAAGTTCCCCAATAGTTCGGCGTTGTCGCCTGTGTATTCTTCCCAGCGTTTTATAATCACGTCTATATATGCCGGGTCTAACTCTACCGTGTAGCAACTCCGGGCCAACTGCTCGGCCGCCATAAGGGTGCTTCCGCTTCCGCCGAATAGGTCTAACACGACTTCGCCGGGGCGTGTGCTGTTCTTTATCGCCCGGCCCATAAGTTTTATAGGTTTCATCGTCGGGTGGTCGGCTGAACGTAGCGGCTTATCCTCGTGTATTACCGTGGTCGGCGTTTTGTCTTCGTTTAGAAGGGAGCGAAGAAGGGCTTTTAGTTCGTCCTTTGTCATGCTGTCTATGTCCGGGGCTTCGTCCTCGGTAAGCGTAAGAAGGTCGCGGCGGTTAATGAAGAAATGCGACGCGCCCGGTTTCCAACCGTATAGGCATGGTTCGTGCTTCCATTGGTAGTCCTGTCGCCCTAATACCATGTTGTTTTTCGCCCATACAAGTATCTGCTTCAACTCCCAACCAACGGCTTTAACCGCCAATTTGAAGTTAAGCCCTTCCGTTCCGGCGTGCCAAATGTAGAACGCGCCGCCTTTCTTGAGGTAGCGGTTTGCGTTTTCAAAAGCTGCCGTGAGGAAGTCCAAAAACGCGCCGTCAGCCATTTTGTCGTTGGCGATGTCCTTTTGTACCCTGTTGCCTTTGTCGGCTGCGTTTAGTGCTTCGTTTTTGCTTGAATAGTCCACGTTGTACGGCGGATCCGTAAGAAGCAAATCTACCTTTCCGTCGCCTATCAGAATATCCAATACTTCGGACTTGGTGCTATCGCCACAAATAAGGCGGTGGTTTCCCAATCGGTAGACATCTCCGTACCGGGCTTTCGGTTTGCTCGGAAGGTTCCCGGCTACGTCGTAGTCGTCTTCTTCCGCTTCATTCTCGACTTTTCCGGGGTCAATGTCGGGAAGGTCTACGCCCCAATGGTCTAACTCGTCTATTTCCCATTCGTTGGCTAAATCGTCCATATTCCAATCGCCAAAGGCTACGTTATCCTTTATGACTATTGCACGTAGCTTCTCCGGCGAAGTTTCCGGGGGTATGATTTTGGCTATTGTTTCCGTATAGCCTAATTCCTTGAGGGCGCGGTAACGCATATTGCCGCCTATTATCACGTTAAGGCCGTTGTATTGGTATATCAGCACTTCCCGGAGTGCCAACATTTCGGGGTCGTCTTGTATCGACGCTTTTAGCTTCCTAAACTTAACGTCGTCCTTCATTTGGCGTGGGTTCTTTGGTACGCCGGGAATTTGCCCTTTATTGGGTACGATGTCGCTAAGACTTATTACGACGCTTTGCACCAATCCGGCGAGCGGTTTGGCGGCTGTTGCTTCTTCATTCTTCTTTTTGTTCTTTGCCATTGCTCCTGTGGTTTGGTATTGTCGGTTAGAATGGTGCAGGGCCGGTTGGCCCTCCGCCGAATGGGTCTACCCAATGGCTCATAGACGCACCGCGCATACTTGCTGCCGTGCTGCTTTGAATGGTCGAGCCGTTGCCGCCGCTTCCTGTGCTTCCGTTATCTTCTGCCATGTTGTTTGTAGGTTAATCGTTGAACTTCTTTTTAATTATCTCCGCCCATGCCTTTTTACCCCATACGGGCTTCCGTATGGTTTGGTAGCGTTCCAATATCCGGCTAAACATTTCGTCGTAGAAGTCGTAAAGTTCCGCGTTTTCCTCTATCGTGAATTGTTCTATACTGCCGGAACTGCGTAGGTTTGCCGAGCCGTGGGCTATTATCTTTTTACCGCCCAATGTTTCAAACTGCGCCGTTTTCGTGTGTACGTTTGCCACGGCTAATTGTAGGCGGTTGTCTATATCAAGTTGGCGGTATATGTAGGGTATTAGGGCGCGTATCTCCATGTTGTAGAAGTATGCGCTTACAATTAGGTTAAGTTCGTCTACATATCCGTGCGTTATAAGGTTGTGTAAGCTGTCTACGTTGTTTTGGTTAAGCGACAGCGTGGAAATAGTGAAGCGTCTGCACTTGGCGTTATTCCTCACTATGAAGGCTTCTAAAAAATCGCCAAATATGAAGCTGCCGTTTACTACCACGTCGTAACGCGCCCCGGTCGTTATCTCTATGTCGCGAGCCAGTTTCTCGGCGTTGTCGTACTTCACAAAGTCCGAAGAAGTGGCGTAAACCTTTGGCTTTATATAGCGCGTTTCCTCTCCCTCGCCGTCTTCCAATATGTCAAACAGCGAAGTATCAAAATCCGGCGTTTCTATCCCGATGTCGCCTATGTTGAAGTCTAAGCCGCTTTCGTCGGCCTGGGTCTTTTTCTTCCGTGCCATTATTTTGTTGCGTTTAAGTAAAAAAGGGCGTGGTTGTGAGCCGCGCCCTTCCGCTTCCGCTGTTGGCGGTAGCTCTCAGCTATATGGTAACTTTATAAAAGCACAACAAAGTTAGGGGCTTTCCGTAGTATATTGATACGGAAGCCCCTACAAACACTTCGTTAAAACTTCCACCCCGGAACTATGCCGGGCGCAAGTAGGTATTTATTTCGCGTATGAAATCCTCTATACTGCGGACTATGACATATTTGTTTCCGGCGGTTTCCGCCGCTTGTTGCCATTCCTTTTGGCTTTGCCGCTGGCTGCCGTCCTCGGTCTTGAACTCAATGCACAATGCACCGTAGCTGCCTGACGGTGTTAGTAGTATCATATCGGCTACTCCGGCAGTTACTCCTTCTGCTTTCAATATCCCGGCTTCGCGCTTATTCCTCGCGCCGCCGTTGGGTATAGCGAAAAGCACTAACCGAAGTTCCGGGTATTGAAGCCTAAACCATGTAAGGCAATTTCTCTGTATATGGCTTTCAATGTGCCGGGGCTTCCGTTTGGTCGGCTCGGCGTTGGCTCTCGCTAACATTTCGTCGAAAGTAATACGCGGCTTCCTTCCTATGTTCGGGTCGGCTGTGCCTGTTTTCTCTCGAAGGTAAGCTGCACAGGACTTACTGCAACACTTTCCCCAACCTCGCGCAACATTGCGTGTGTCGGCTTGGAATGGTCGGCCGCAATTTTCACAAATTTTCGTCATTAGTGCCATCGTTAATCGGGGTTCTTGGGTTCGTCGTCGAATAATGAAGGTTGTTTATGGTTGTTATACCATTTCCGTATGCCTTCTTTACTTATCCACCAATTAAATACTTCTTCATCGGTAAGGTCGGGGTAGCTGTTCATATAACCGTTTGCCCTTAATTGGTGAATTGTCCGAAGTATCAGCGCGTAATATTTGGGATATGCCGCGCCCTGTCGTAACACTTCCTTCTTACTCGCCATTGGGCAAAATAGACAGCCCAAACGCCGCCAACCTTTATCGTATAGGGCGCAATGCTCCACTTTTACCACTTCGTTAAGGAAGTGCCAAACGTCGGCTTCGCTCCATTCAATAATTGGATTTATTATTATTTTGTCTTTACCCTTGACACACTGAACGCCTTCTATTTCTTTTTCGCGTGTGAATTGGTCGAATTGTTCCAATGTTCCCCGAAACTTTGGGCCTTTACTTCCGGCTATCTCCGCTTCTCGCCGGGAACTACGCTTTACGCTTTCCTGTCGCCTTACCCCGGTAAGCGTTACCGTTCCGGCTCCCTGTGTTTCTTTTAGGGCTGCACAACAAAAGCGCATCAGTTGGGTAGGTAAAGCCTTCTTCTTTATGCAAAGTTGGGCGAAAGTCAATTTTGGTCGGTCGTTAATAACGTCCGGGTAGTGGCTTCGGATAAAGCGCACCACTTCCGGGGGGTCTAAGGTTGTCAGCGCGTAATGTGCTTCAAATCTTACTCCGGCTAACTTGGCGACGTGATAGAGTGCTTGGCTATCCTTGCCACCGCTGAAAGCTAAGTAAAAACCTTCTGCGGAATATCGGAAGGCTAATTTTTCGGACTTCCGCAGTAGGTCTATACTGTGCTGTAATCGGCTGTCAAATCCGTATGGCTTCATATTCCAATAGTGGCGGTTACGCCGCCGACGGTTACGACTGCGCTATACTTGACGCTTCGGGTTAGCGGCTTATCCCGGAACTTGCCTATTTGGTCGTCGGTTATGGGTTTGCCGTTTCGTAGGATAGTGAAGCCGGAAGCCGTCGAAAGGTCGCCCGGTTTATCCGCTCCGGCTATCTGCCGGGTCAATGCTGGAAGGCATTCGTTTACTGCGCCTTTTATAGCGTCGTAAATAATGCCTTCCGTTATCTTCACGCTGAAAGTTAACATCATCGAAGTATGGGTTAAAATAGTCTATCTTCGTTTTGGGTAGGGAAGCCGCCCGGATATTGGTTGCTTCCGTAGCCGCCGGAATATCCGCCGGGGTATGTTTCGCCCGGTGCCGGGCATGACTGCGGCGGTGTGGCTGCTTCGGGTTGTGCCTGCTGGTTCTGCTGTGCGTCCTGTCGGCTTCCGAGCAGCTCCAACTCGGTAACGGTGCAATTAAGCCCGGCTTCTACTCCGTTCTTTCCTGTGTACGGTTTCGCCGTAAGGTTGCCCCGGCAGAATACCTGTGTTCCTTTCTTGAGGTAGTTGACTACCGCACCGTCGCCGGGTTTTAAGCAGCTTACCCACGTCGTCCGGGTTACGGTCTGCCCCTGTGCGTCCTTGAAACGCTCGGAAGTGGCTACGTTGAAGGATATAAAACGCTTGCCGTTAAAATCCTTTATCTCTGCGTCGGCTCCTATGTGTCCGACAAACTCCGTTTTTAACATAGTTCGTTGTTTTTTGGTGGTGTTACTTGGTTTTCTTTCTCGGAATGAAGCCGACGTAAAGGCTTGCTTCGTAGTCAATCATTCCGCCTGGTACCGGGTGAATGTCGGCGCGGTGGCGTATATAGCCGCAGTCCTGTACTTGGGTAAGCACTTCTTCAGTTAAGACTTTATAGAAGTGCTTGATTGTTTCCGGCGTGGGCATCTTGCCGTCGGGTAGTGGGTAGCCTACGATGCTGACGACTTTTGCAAGCTCGTAGCCGTCGGAAGTGTCGCCGGGGTTTCGGGGTTAAGGGCGTAGGCCCAACGGCGAAGTAACGCCGCGAATTTTGCTTTAATCTTCATAAGCTGTTTTTTAAGAAGTTGAAAATATGGGTTATTACGTCTACCGTCCAACCGTTACCGAGCATCTGGTATATTTGGGTTTTGCTACACTTCCATTCGTACCATTCGGGTATGGTTTGAAGCCGGGGGCACTCCGTCGGGGTAAAACAACGTAGAACTTCGTCGACCGTTAATATCATTGGCGCGTGTCCGGCGTGGGCTGAACATAATGCCGGGCTAATGCCTTCAGCGGAATAGACGCGGTTTTGTTGGAATGGCTGTTTGCCGCCGCTTTCGGTATCCGGGTTTAATTGTATCACTTCGCGAGTGAATACTAAGTTATTGGCTTCGTAGCGGTTTGATGTTACGGTTGGGGCTTTCTCATGGAATACTGCCCCGGTGTTATATCCGTGGGGAAGTTGAAGTATCAAATTGTCTTTTTGAACCGTTGTAAGGGTATTTGATTTGCCGTCCGGGCGTAGTTCTACCGTTTGTTCGTTCCGTCCTGTTTCCGGGTTAAACCCTCCTCGAACTGCTACGCAACAGGGGCCAGGCAATAGTACACAGTCGTCGTGCCAACGTCCGCCAACTCTTAAAGTGTTGCTTTTTTCTCCGGGTCGGCGTGGGTGGAAGCCGAAGTTATTACCCTTTTCCTTTTGGCGTTTGCTATGCCCTAAAAGTTTACGCTTCCGTTCCTCGCTGTAATGATAGGATTTCGGTACGTTTTCTTCCAAAATATCCTGTATCACTATTCCCCGGTCTTCGGGCTGTGGAATATCCGTAAATATTTTCGTGTCAAAAAGGTTTGCTTCTTCTCTTGTGCGTATATTAGTCCAATAAAGCCGGACGCGGTTTTGTGCCGACACTAAGGCGGAATTTATCACTATCGGGAACAGCCCCAGTTGCTCGGAAATTACGTTTTCGCACTCCCGGCGCATCCTCACGTTTTCAAGTAGGAACTTAACGCCTGGGTTGTATTCTTGTATTTCCCGAAGAATACGGACGTATTCAAAGAAAAGCACGCTTCGGGGGTCGTCGAAGTTTAATTGCTTTCCGGCAAAACTGAACCCTTGACACGGAGAGCCGCCTATCAGCAAATCAATGTGGGGAAGGTCGGCGGCGCGTACTCCTGTAACGCTGCCGAGCTGCACCGTGTCCGGGAAGTTGTGTTGTGTCTGCGCTATGGCGTGTTTGTCAATCTCGGAAGCGAAGTATTGTTTTACCTTGATTCCGGCTTGCCTAAGCGCAATTTGGCCGCACGACATACCATCAAAAAGACTAAGTACGTTTAATCCTGTCTTTTCCATCTTTTATTGTTTATTATGTCTGCTATTAATGACTTGCCGACGTTGAACAATGCCGCAATTTCTCGTTGTGTATAATTTCCACTTGCATAGAGCTCGCGTATTTCCGAGGCCTTTTCGTAATTCAACTTCAAAGAAGGCCTTAGCCCCGAAGTAACTGCGTGCAACTGATTTTGGCTTGCTGTTACCCATTCTAAATTTGCTACGGCGTTATTTAACTTATTACCGTCTTTGTGGTTGACTTCTCGGTAATTTTTGGGGTTGGGGATAAAGGTTTCGGCTATAAGCCTGTGGACGTTGTGATACTGCTTCTTTCGTCCTACGGTTATTACAACCATTCTATATCCCGAAGCCTTAACCACACCAACCATTAAGCGGCGTTCCTTACGTTTTAGGCTATATATTTCGCCATCTTCGGTGGCTTCGTATGCACCGCCAAAAATAGGCTTTATTTGTTTTGTTGCCATTTCGTCTTATAGTGATACGCTCGAAGGCGTGGTTAACTTTTTACTCAATAGCGTAGCCACTTTTTCAGCGGCTGCACGGAACTCCCGGTTAAACTTGTATTCGTTATCGTATCGACGGAGGTA